ATTAGTGCATTTACATGGAAGAAAGAAATACCAGAGGATGTTCCTCTAACAGAATTACAGCTGTGGGATTGTTTTAGTTATGATATATGTATTACAGAAAAACAAATGCTTAGTGGCAATCAATGTAAGTATTTGTCGCCAAATAGAGTATGGTACAAAGGTTGGTATATGTTTACAATAGATAATGCCAACTCAACAAATTTAGAAAGAAATGTAACTTATAGTGAAACACCAAGTCAACATAAGTCATTTAATATATTAAAATTAGAGAACGGCCATTTTGCCGCTCAACCTAATAATAGGGTGATTTTCTATGATAAATCCTATACGCCAAGTGAGTTGAAGTTTCCCGACTTCAAAGTGTCCACCAAGGAGTATAGTGTAGAGGGAGAACAAAAGTGGACAGCAGGAGATGACGATAGTTTTTTCTATGAGTTAAAGGAGAATAAAGAATAAATGTCAAAAAGTGTATTTAATAAAGATAAGGGATTAGACGCCACAAAACAATTAATGTTTTTTGGACCTGATCTAGCCGTTCAACAATATAGTGATATGAAGTATCCTATATTTGACAAGCTAAATCAGCAACAACTAGGTTATTTTTGGAGACCTGAGGAAATATCTTTGCAAAAAGATAGAAACGATTACTTAGGTTTAAGTGAACAACAAAAACATATTTTTACATCTAATCTTAAATATCAAACAATGCTAGATAGTGTACAAGGCAGAGGTCCATGTTTGGCATTTTTACCATTTTGTTCTCTACCAGAATTAGAAGGTTGTATTGTAACATGGGATTTTATAGAAACAATCCATAGTAGAAGTTACACATACATAATTAAAAATTTATATTCAGACCCTAACGAAATATTTGATACTATTATTAAAGATCAAAAGATTGAAAATAGAGCTAAGACTATTACCGAAAAATATGATGATATGATTAATACAGGTTACCAATGGGTACTTGACCCTAGTAAAGTTGATCTGTATGAACTTAAAAAGAAATTATATCTAACTATGGTAACAGTTAACATATTAGAAGGCCTAAGATTTTATGTATCGTTTGCTTGTTCGTTTGCATTTGGTGAATTAAAAATGTTAGAAGGTTCTGCTAAGATAATATCATTTATTGCTAGAGATGAAAGTCAACACCTTGCAATGTCGCAAACAATTATTAATAATTGGAAAGATAGAGAAGGCGATAAAGACATGGTCAAAATAGCAAAAGAATGTGAGAAAGAAGTTTATCAAATGTATGAAGAAGCCTTACAAGAAGAGAAACGTTGGGCAACATATCTATTCTCAAAAGGTGCAATGATAGGTTTATCAGAAAAACTATTACACCAGTTTGTAGAATACATGGCAAATAGAAGAATGAAAGCTATACAACTTAATCCGATATACGACCAAAAAACAAATCCATTACCATGGACAGATCATTGGTTGAATAGCCGTTCTTTACAAAATGCACCACAAGAAACAGAGATTGAGTCTTATGTTATCGGTGGTGTAAAACAAGATGTTAAGAAAGATCAATTTAAAAAATTTAAATTATAATGGAAAAAAGAGAAAAAAAATGTACCTCCTGTGAAACTAAATATACCGTAACATGGGATATTGAAGAACAGGATTTAGAACCATTAACTTGCCCATTTTGTGGATATGAAGTTGATGAGATAGAACCTGAAGATGAAGAGGTATGGACAAATGACAATGGTGACGAAGACGATAGTTGGGATTGATTACAGCTTAACAAGTCCAGCAGTTTGTATTAATATTGATGGTGATGATTTATTAATGTTTTATTACTTAACTAATAAAAAGAAGTACATAGGAAAAATGTCAGAGGATGTATTTGGCTATGAACATAAAGAATACAATTCGCCTATACAAAGATTTACTCAAATTTCAGATTGGGTACTTGATCTCATTACCCCTCTTATTAATCCAAAAGTTTATATTGAGGGATACTCTTATGGGTCTAAAGGTCAAGGCCTATTTCAAATCGCTGAGAACTGTGGCATCCTTAAATATCGCCTTGAGGAGCAAAATATACCTTACACAACGGTGGTACCGAGTGTCGTTAAAAAAGGCGCTACGGGAAAAGGAAACGCCGACAAAGAAATGATGTACGAGGCGTTTGTAAAAGATACTAAAATTGATTTGAAGAAACTATTAGTAACTGAAAAGGTAGGTAATCCTGTTTCAGATATTGCAGATAGTTATTATATACAAAAGGTTGGTTATGCGAATAGTATTGAAAGCAAATAACAGAGAAGATTTAGGTTTCGAACTACAAGAGTTTGATGTAGATGAACTTATATTAATGCCAACAGATGAATGGCTTGAAAATAGAATTACTGAATTTAATTATAGAGAGAGTTTTGAAAAGCACGGTATGATAAATCCTATTACTGTATCACCACATACGGAAGAATGGGTACAAGAGAGATTACAAAGAGGTAAAACACCTCAACATCTAAAAGCAAATGGTGAAGTAAGACCAGGACTATATGTTCAAACAGGACATAAGAGAGTTTATTGGGCTAGAGAAAAAGGTTATACTCACATAGAGGGTTATTATGTAACTAAGCGAGAAGACAAGGCAAGTATAAGAGCTAAACTACACATAGGACATAAGGACATACCATTATGATTAATATTCCAGACACGTTAATGATTACAGACGGTTATACACCACATAAATTTATTAATAATTTTGTAGAAGATTGGGAAGAATTAAGAGATGAATGGCCAGAAAAAAGTTTATTTAAAAAAGAAGGACACACAGAGCCTAGAAAACATGGACAAAGACAACATATAAGATTGTTTTTTTGTTATACACCATGGGAACATAGTAAAGTATTTGACCAGTATATGGTAGGCAGATATCAATTGTCTGAAATATGGGACGACTTCTCACAAAAACTTTTATTCAGTAAAGAATATTCTGATTGGATAAAAGATACACTAGAAATACCAGGCCACAATTTTGAATACAGACTTGATTGGCATATAACAACAGGTGGTAGAGATGTATCGCCTCATGTTGATACACCTGGTAAAATAGGTAGTCATTTAATATATTTTAATCCAGAGGGTTGGAATGATAAGAGTGGTGGTCAAACTGTATTCTATAAAGGTAAACTAGTAGAACAAATGAATCCTGAACCAAAAGATTTTGCTCATCAACAACAATATAGAAATGATGGTAATACATCATTGTTATTTAAGAATACAGAAAACGGTTGGCATGGTGTTACCGAAGTAACCTCAGAATTAAACAGACAACTTTTAAATGTAGTCATATTAAAAAAGGATAGCTAATGCAAACATTATTAAGAATATTAGATAAAGTAAAACAACTAGGTGATGAATATCATTGCTTTCACCAAGAAATACCACCAACTGGTGCAGGTACAAGAAGATATATGTTAATGAAAATAATTGAACCTATAAAAAATCCTAAAGAAGATTTTGGCAAACAAGAGTGGATCGGAAAGCCGTTACCTGCTTTAGAGTTTGAGGCGACAATAGACAAACTCTTAAATGACAAATAAAGAAGCAGCTCAATTATTTAAAAAGAATATTACCTCTGTTGAAATAGGTACACATAATTACTGTAATAGAACCTGTACATTTTGTCCTCTATCATTAGAGAGTGTTAATAGAAGAAATTTTAAAAACACTATCTTTATGACAGACAAGATGTATGAAAGTATTATGAAACAATTAGCTTCAATTGATTTTTCTGGTCGTTTAGATTTTAGTAGATACCACGAACCAACATCTCACAAAAAATATATCATAGAAAAAATTAAGATTGCTAGAAGTTACTTACCAAATGCAGATATAAGTCTTAATACTAATTCAGATTACATGACAAAAGAATATCACCAACAACTATTAGAAGCTGGTGTTACTAACTTTGCCTTTCAAGCATATATGAAAAACGGTGCCACAGCATTTGATGAGAATGAAGTATTTGAAAGAATTAATAAGATAAGTGATAAACTAGGTGCACCAAGAATACAAAAAGATCAACATCAAAATAGAGAATGGATTGTATATAAACTACCAGATAGATTTAAAGGTAAAATACACGCAAGAAATTATTGGAACAATGGTGTAAACAGAGCAGGTACAGTTTTAGAAAAAGATTATGTAAGAACTCAACCATGTTTTAGTATGAATAAAGGTGTGTACATAGATTACAATGGTAGTATGACAGCTTGTTGTGATATGTTAACACCTGAACTACATAGTAAATGGGAAGTAGGCAATTTAGAAAAAGAACCTGATCTATTTTTAAATTATGCAAGTAAATTTTATACAGATTTTAGAACTAGAATTACAAAAGCACAATGGTATCCTAATTCACCATGTCAAAAATGTAAAAGAGATGTAAGAGGAAAAGAAGCGAGATGAAGTTAATTAATGATTGGTTTATGCCAGATTGGGATAATCATATACAGTTTAATTTTAAAAAGGGTGGTTATCAAGTAAAGCAAAGAGATTTAGCATTAAGTTATGTCAAAGAATGGGACATGGCTATTGATATTGGTGCTAACATAGGTTTATGGACAAAACCTTTATGTGAGAAGTTTAGATTTGTTTGGGCATTTGAACCTAGTAGAGAAAATTGGGAATGTTGTCAAAAGAATTTATTAAATATTCAAAACTATCAATTAGAACAAGTTGCCTTAGGAGATAAACAAGCTGAAGA